CAGCAGTTGTTGGGTCGTTAACGACACCAACCAATACAAGAAACGCAAACAAAACATTGATAAACACTAGAATTTTATCGACTGTATCACCAAATTCCAAAGTTAGATTGAAAATATTCGCAAATGCTTGTGCAAGTAATGCTAAAGCTGGTACTAAAGCAAGCCAAAAGTTTTTATTTTTAAGTCGTACTGACCAATTAATCTTGTTCATTGTTTTTCCTCTATGATTTCTAGTTCGAGAAATTTCTCAAACAGTATTTTGATAGCACCGTTTCCGCCCAATTCGACATAGCTTTCATAAAGCCTTGAAAGTTCTTCTATTTCATGTTGACTTGTTTTTCCACGTCGTATTGCTTTTTTTAAGTTTTCTTGCAATCGAAATCGTTGTAGCCGTTGCAAGCCTTTTCCGATAAGCGAAAGATTATCCCGATTCTCTCGTCCAATTTCTGTTACTTCACTAACTGATTTTTCAAGGTCGCCGATTTTATCGGTAAGAACGTTGATTTGTTTTTCAGTTTCTTTTGTGTTTTGCGTACTCTTAAAAGAAAAATAACTAGGGATAATCACAATTAGAACGGGCGTGAGTTTGTCTAGCAAAGTTATAAATTCCAATTAAACCACCCCTTCTCTGAAATAGTGGCTTATTGAACAGGTTGTGTTTCTAGTTCAGATTTTGGTGCTTGCCATTTCCAAACTGCAAGGATTCCATTTTGAGATGGTGAACCTTCAAGCTGTTTGAGTGATTCTCCTTGGTAGATGAATTGTTGGTTAGTTTGAATAAGGATGCGTTTGCCTTCCCCGTTCAATTCAACGTGTTCAGGGTCTTCGATTGCAAACATAGAACCAGGGGCGTAGCTTTCACCATTTTTAACAAGTGGAAAGAGTTCAACGAGTTCCTTGTATGTAGTACCATAAGCAATTTTCTCACCCATGATAGAATCTTGAGCCATAACACGAACTACTTTATTGATTTTCTCAGTGATTTCAAGTAGTTGGTTCTGTTTATTTTCAGCCTGAGTAAGCTTTTGTTCAGCTTGCTCGATTTTAGATTGAGCTTGGACGATTGCTGAACCTGGGTCTAGTTCAGCTTTAAGGATGTCAAGAACTGCTTGGATAAGTGCTTCTTCATTATCTTGAGTGCGGTCTCCGACCAACTCACGCTGATTTGTACTGTATCGGTTGCCATCTTGCAAGCGAATTTCTACAACGGTTTTGGTTTGGTCACCAAAACCACGAGTATAAGGTCTAGTTGCTAGTGTGTAGTTGTTTACTTCCATCAAATATTTCCTTTCACTTGTTCAAATTTTGTTTTTAATTCTTCATCTGATTCGATGATTTTCTTGATTTGTTCGAGCTCCATAGCTGTAACTGTGTATAGAGCTTCTAATGTAGCTGACTGAGTAGCTTCATTGCTGATTCTTTCACTTAATGATTTAATCGTCAGACTACTAATCTGCTTGTCTTGTTCGTTCATGTTGTTTCCAACCTTTCTACCTTCTGATTGAGTTCTTGAATAGCCTTGATTAAGTAAGGTACAAGCTCAAATGTGCGATATGAATAAGCACCGTCTGGATTCTCATAGAATGCTTCTGGTACATATTTCTGTACGTCTTGCGCCATGATACCGCAAGAGATATCTTCAACTCTGTCATCGTATTCTTTACGATAACTGTATGTTTTGAGTTTATCAACTACATCAAGCGCTGATACCTTACTATCTTCAATGTTGTGTTTATATCTACGGTCTGAAATTTCCTTGTTAAGAGGAATCCAATCTGTTTGTTCTTCGTTGAATCCATAAAAATATAGATAACCTTTAGATTTGTCAATTTTTTTGAAAGCAGGAGAATACATCCAATATCCACCTGTTTTATCTTCGTCATTGACATAGTAGATATTTCCCCCTACTCGGAGATTTCCATGAATGACAGGCGTATTCCAAAAATGAGCTGTATTCCTACAATACATTTCACCAATACGTGTCACATACCAAGCATTAATATCAGGTTTATCCCAGTTATCCCCCCAGTTAACCCAAAGAGCAGTTTGACCCCATTTTGTGCCACCATTACTCATACCAACTGCGAATTGGTTAATACCAGTTAGCCAGTAGACAGATGGGTCTTTATCGTGAACACCGATTTGGAATCCTCCGATACGACCTTTATAACCTTCAAGTAAGGTAGCTGAGACTACTACTGACCTTAGCTTGTTGATAAAGGCTGTTTTAGCAGCTAAAGTGTCTGTAAAAACATCACTAGCTACAAGCTTCTTCGCTAGAGCAGTATCAAATATCAATTTGTCTGCTGCAATCGAATTTGAGCGAATGATGTCAGTGTTCAATGTTCCAATCCGTGCATCGCCCACAAATAAACGCTTGAAGTAGCCGTCAATAGCCGTGATTTCATCAGCAAGTGTCTTACCTTTTAGACGGATTTTATTGGATTCAATCAAGATATTGTTTGCGTTAGTATTGATTTGTGAAGCGATTGCTCCAGCGTTAGTCAAGGTCTGTATTGCGTACGAATCAGAAAGTTGAGTCACTTTAGTTTGTGTGACTACATCTTGTGCCGATGTATCATCCTTGAAATCTTGCGGAGGTGTTTCACCACGAATAAGCGATACTTTACCAATGGCAACCGTACCGTTTTTCAACAACCATATTTCAAGAGGAAAATCTCTTGTCTTGGTTGTTGATTTCTGAACAGTCATCGTACCTGTGATGATTTGCGTGCCAGTTTTTGTAAAGGTAACGCTATCAGATGCAAGTCCACCATCAGAGGCCCATAGCTCAATTCCTAGAGGTGCATCTGGTAACACATCCACCCATACTTCCATGCGATAGCTAAGCTTCTCACCCTGTCTAAAACTAGAGGTAGTAAGAGGTAATGCGAATCCATGATAGACTGCTTGAGTCTTACCAGTATTTGTAATCCGTAGCAACTTAGTGCCAGCTTGAACCTCAATGACATTCGCTTCAGCTTGCTTTTTGACCCACTTACTGAAATTCGTTGGGTCAAACACAAGGTTATAACTACTTTCAGTGAGTTTTTTGACTTCAGTCTGAAAGATTTGACTAGACATAACAAGCCTTGAAGCGTTATCTGCCACTCCTTGCTCAGACGTTCCCAAAATCCTCTCATATAGCTGACTTGTCTCTTTTACCCGCTGAAAATCGCTCTGGTCAGCTTTGCCACTTATTTGACTAGAAATTGTAGCAAAACGTCCATCAGAGGTTTCTTTATATTCAGCTAACTTTTGTGTGACTTGTGTTCGTGTTTCTTCAACGTTGCGATAAGCTTCGTCAAATTGACTAGGTTTAAAGCTACCAGTTCTTGGACCTTTCACAAGCATAGGCTCTTTTACTTCTACCCAGCCATTCTTAACTAGATAGAAATAAACTGGAAAGTTCCCTACTTGGTCAAAATCCAAATCCTCAGACATTTTGAACGTGCCTTGAAATTCTTGCCAGTCACTAGAAATAGGAGTTTGAGCGTTTGCTATGATTTTCTGTAAAACAGCCTTATTTTGGGAGTGATTTTTAATAACTACGCAAAACTCATGGTCTAATTGTTGTCTGATTTTATATTTAAAGCCTAGCGTGTACACTTCGCCTTTTAAAATTTTAGGTACATAAATAGGTAACGTGAACCCGCCCCAATTATAACCAGTCAATCCTTGAGCGTTGATAGTGAATATACCGTTTTGAGGTTCAATAATTAAACCATTTTTAGGATTGACAATAGTGTTTTTATCAAGCGTTTCAGAATTGACAATCAAGTTATTATCAGATACTACTAAGTCATTAACTTCTGCTTGGAATTTCGGGTCGTTCATGACTAAGCGTGAAGCATTCCTAGAAATATCACTCTCTGAACTACCAAAAGTTCGTTCATAGAGTTGAGCTGTTTCTTTAACACGTTGGAAGTCTGTTTGATTGGCCTTACCAGCCATTTGACTAACAATATTAGCAAATCTTCCTTCTGTGTCTTGCTTGTATTCAGTAAGTTTGTCTTCTTGCCTGTTAACTCTAGCAGCCATTGAAGCAAATGTGATTTGATTTTCACTAGCGATATGCTTTGCTTCATCTGCTAGTTCATATCCTGCTCTTACTTTGGCAAGTGCCTCTTCTGCTTTTTTCTTTGCTTCGTCGAATCCTTCTGGACTAAACTCGTGAAATCGTCTGTCGATTTCGTCTGATAGAGCCTTCTTATTCTCCTCAGCCTTAGCTTCAGCGAGCTTGATTTGGTCATTGAAATCTTTCTTGATTTGGTCAACCTTGGCATCAAATCCTTTATCAGCTTCTTCAATTTGGTTTTGAAGCTGTTTCTCAAACTCGCTGAATTGCTCGATTTTTTTAGTAATAGTCCCAGCGTATGAATACTGGGTATCATTTCCAGCTTTACTATCAGCGCTGATACGACTACGAAGTCCACCTTTAAAGTTGAAAGATTGGCTCAAAACTGGAGCTTTGAACGTTTCGCCCTTGTTTGTTTTGATTGTCACCCATTGACCGACATCAAGAAAAAGATGCCCTTGATAATTCAGATTGTATGGATAGTACCTGATATCCTTGATTTTGTGATAAAGATTATCCAAAATCGATTGAGTCATAAACGGATTTTCAATCTCAAGTGAACGACCTGTACGAGTTCCGACAGTCAGACCTTCTTTATCTTTCTTACAAGTGATACCAGCAATCTGATATTCAACTTCGCTTCTGGTTAAACCGTGTAAGAAGTAATTATCTGCGGTAATCACGATGCCTGAGTCGGTCAACTCTTTGATTTCAAGCTTTCCTTCTCGGTTGAAAAAGCAAGACATTCCGAGCATTTGAGTAGCTAGACTCAATATATCTCTGAATGTCTTGTTTTTTTCTTTAGGTTTCGTCTCAATCGCATAATTCATGGATGCGATATCCATGTTTTCGTTTGCTAGTTCTATGCCAGTTTTCAAACAGATTTCTTTGACGACTTGTCTAATCTCCGCTGGGAATGTTAAATCTGTGACATACTCACGGTTTAATTTGAACATCCCGTCCATGAGGTCTAGTGTAGTCGTATTGCGGTTGCGGTCGATTTCAATATCATTGATGAAGTATTCACCCATCTTCACCCATTCATAGGTTCCGTCTACTAAAAGACCAATCTCTGGGTAAATCTTATCTAGCTTATTGAATGTCGTGATAATACTTGTAAAAGTAATCTTACCGCTACCAGCACACGTTCCCCCAGGTTTGTAAGTGTCACCTTTGATATAGCCATAATCAAAGTTAGCTTCTTTGATATCGCTAGATTGGTAGGTTCCAACTCTGATAGCAAGGGTACGGTTTTTAGCAAACATAGCTTCATTGAATTTCTGTCGTCTGAATATATCCATGTTTTACCTACCTTTCTATCAGATTAAACTTAGCACCAGACCAAGGTTTAAACTGTTCGGTAAACGAATAACTCGGAGCTGTTCTATCTCCAACATAAAATGTTTTAGTTGTTTGTCCTGACATCGGGTCGGGATAAGACACCTCGAAGAATTCAGAGGAAACGGCACTTAAAAGCTGACTCATTTCACCTTGAGTCAGCATGCCCCATTCACAGTCTAACTTTCTCTTGGTTGTGATACGGTCACGCACCATGTCTCCGTTAGCGTTTCGTCCTGTTTCTCCATCGATATCCTGGATGCCTACTTGAAAAGATTTGGGAGGCTTAACAGCCACCCCATTGATTATCAATTGTGCCATTTAACCTCCCTTTAAATGTTAAGCAAGACTTGTCCTGCACGTTCTTGTTCTCTATTGATTTCTTGGATAGCCACACGACCAAACTCATGACCACCAATCTGGATCACGATGTCACCAGACGGTAATGAATAGCCCGTAGGTGCATTGTTAGCAGGCATTCTTTCAGCCAATTTTTGAGCCAAGATAGAAATCCAACCTGTATTCCGTTCAAGAGGCATTACTGCTTCTTGACCAGCTTCTCCGACCCCGATAATGCTAGGAGAGTTGAATACACCACCTCTTGCATACCAATCTACAGAGAATGATGGAATTCTTGGAGGCATCAAGCTAAAGCTACCAGATATATTGAAATGAGGGAGCTTGATTTTTGGTAAGCTCCAATCAAAATTAAAGAAGCTTTTTAGTCTATCAATGCCATTTTTAACAATACTTTTAGCGTTTTCCATAGCATCATTAAACAGATTTCTAAACCAATTTGGAATTTCTTTCAAAGCGCTTTGAATGTCGTTCCATCTATCACTGAACCAAGAGCCGACATTTTCAAAAGTTGAATTCACGTTATCTCTACCAGATTGGAATTTCTCTCCAAGCCAAGTGTTCGCTTCGGAAAGTGCATCTTTTGATTCGTTCCAACGGTCACCAAACCATGAGCCTAACTTGCCAAATGCATTACTAATTGTATCCCAGCCTTGTTGGAATTTATCACCTAACCAAGTATTCACATCTGAAAGGGCATTGGTAACATCTGACCATCTATCGCCAAACCATGAACCTAAATTACTGAAGATATTAACGATAGCATCCCATGCACCCTGGAACGTAGTCCCGAACCAGTCTCCAGCACCACCTAGAATGTTGGTAATTCCATCCCAAGCGCTCTGGAACGTTGAAATAATTGTATTCCAGATGTTCGTCAAAATGTTAATAATTAAGTTCAATAATGACTTGAAGATAGCTACAACGATTTCAAGCACCCCGTTAAAGATACTAGAGAAACCTTCAGTGATTTTGCTCATATCTCCATTGATGATACCTATTATCACGTCGATGATGCCTTTAATGATATCGATGACACCAGATACAATGTCTGAAAGTGTATCAAAGAATGTCTTTAATTCATCTCCAACACGCTTAATTGAAGGTGCTAACTCATTAATAATTTTCTCGATAATGAAAGTAATTAAAGGTTCAAGTTTGTCGTACACGACTCCAATCAAGTCAGCAATACTGCACCTATTTCTTCCAAAATCGGCTGGATTTTTTCATCCCAAACGGTCGTGAACGTTTTGACGATAGATGATAATACGTCTCCAGCTTTGTCAAGTGCAGGTTTGAAATGTTCATCGTAAACCTTATTAGCTTTTTCAAAGATGGACTTCATAGTGCTGGCTAGAGCTTCGACAACTGGCTCGGCAGCTTTAAGCAAACCAGTAAACATTTCTGTAATGCTTTCTTGATTGTCCGTGATTGCTTTTTCAATCTGTTTTACAATATCACGGGTGTATTTAGATACAAGCTCAGTAACGCCCATAAATGCGTATGTGAACGCAGAGATAAGGCCAGCTCCGATATTTGTAGCAGGTTCACTAGTTATCGTGTCGTAGAAGATTTGTCCGATGCTTTGCGCAATGTTCCCAATACTAGCAATCGTATCGCCATTAATATCAAACATACGAATGAGCCATGACTTAATATCCCACTTAGTATCATTTAGAGATTTATTCAGACTTTCAGCAAGGAATACCGCAATACCCATGATGACATTAGCTATCGCTCCAGCCGTCTGACCTAACGCAAAAGCTAACTTTTCCCCGAAGCGAGCTGCAGCTTGCAAGACCGTCCCGTCTTCAAAGATATCCTTGATAGATTTCCAGATACCACTCAATGCATTTTTAAGTCTTTCAAGGCTATCCCACCTAAACGATAGTGAGAAACCTTGTTTAAACAAATCCCAGAGCTTCGCTAAATAATCGAATAAGCCTTTTAACTTATCTCCAAGACCATCAAAAATGCTCTTGAACTGGTTGTCCATGTCGGTCAACTCGACTTCTGGTAAGATGTCTTTGAAAGGTCCGCCACCGCCTCCCTTTCCTTTCTTGCCTTTGCCTCCACCGCCGCCTTTACCTTTACCAGCTCCGTCGTCATCGTCAGGTTCGTCTTTCTTGCCTAGTAGGTTGATTTCATCAAATCCCATTAAACCAAGCAATTCTTTAACAGCTTTCTTGGCTGATTTAGCTGTGTCGTCTAGGTTATCAGCAATACCACCTGAAGCATCGTCTGCATCATCCATGGCATCAGCAAGGTCACCAGCTCCGCCTGCTGCATCTTTCAAAGCATCACCAGCGCTACTTGCTGCACTTGCTACACCGCCATCTTTAACGGTCGCTTTCTTGTTAAATAGCAAGGCGATGAACTCTGCTAATTTGCCAGTGACATTTTTCAATACCATAGCAAAAGAGTTCAAGACTGGCATGATGGCATTGATAATCGGCAAGAAAGCATTACCGATATTAAGAGCTGAGTCTTTCAGCAATGATTTAAACAAGCTAATGCGCCCGTTTACTGATTGTGACAAGGTCGTGCCATACTTGGCAGTTGCTTGTTCCAGGATAGCCATCAAACGGATTTGTTGTTGTGTTTGGTAATCGAGTTGGTCCCAACTTTGGCCATTTGCAAAACGTTTGAACGCTTCAGTAGACTGAATCATAGCCACATTGACGTTGATTCCTAAATCTTCAATTGCTTCCGTATTTCCAAGTAAACCAGAGCGAATACGTTCCATAACATCGGTAATGCTACGCCCTGAACCTTCAGCAACAACTGCAGATGTTTGCAACATCTTAGCAGTATAGGCGCTTAATTTGTTAGTATCTTTAATAAATCCAGAAAATAAGTTTGAGTAGACTGCACCGTAGTTAGTAGCCTCACCCACCCCCATATTCATAGCGTTGGCGTTATCGTTAACCCATTTTAAGAAAGATTGCGAACTCTCGCCCATCTGTCGCTTGATTTGGTTCATAGACGCTGATACTTCAAGAGCTGTCTGCGCTGAATACATCCCAACATCAAGCAATTTCTTTCCAAGATAAGCAAACCCTGCAAACTTGGCTAGTTTACCAAACGCACTACCGATAGAGTTCGACTGTTCACGAACTTTTGCAGTGGCATTCTTCACTTGGTCAGATGTCCCTTTAACCTGGTTCTCGACTTCTTTCATCTTTTTCTTGAAAGGCGCTATCTCAGCATCGATCATAACTTTTAATTCATCAAGAGTTGCCATTTACTCCCTCCTTCCTTTTGCGATTATGTCTTTCCGCAAATTCACGCATCCGTTCCTTATGCAACAAAAACGCTTGTCTCTGTCGTTCCCGTTCTACCGCTTGTTGTTCTTCTACAAACAACTCGGGCGCATATTCCCAGAACTCAAAGACCTTTGCATCTTTAGATAACAATAAGGAAATGTGGTTGGATATCATCTGCGAAAGTCTATAAGAGTCAATAATCTTCTCTTTACGCTCTTGTTTTTTGACACGGTTATAACTTTCAATCATTTCTCTGATTTCAAGTACCGTTAAATCCCAAAAAACGAGAGGCTCCCCCCCAATGTCTAAAAACATAGGGTAAAGCCTCTCAACAATCTGCGTTACCG